GTAAGCACTAAAATTATTTCTTTTAACGATGTCCGCTAATAGGACACCGCCAGTATAATTCTGAAACGGAGCAGCCATTCAGATTTACCTTAATAAGTTTTGCGATACCCTAATCACGGATAAGGGGGTCAATTTCACGGAAATTAACTATTTAGTTTGAGCCTCTTGCTTGAGCACTGCTGCAAGCTGTGGGTCTTGTTCTGATAGTAGCATTTGTTGTGTTATATTGCCCGTTTTCCAAGGATTTGGTTGACCTCCACCAGCATTTGCAACAGGACTTGGTTTTGCACCCATTCCAGCAGCAGAACTTGGTTTAAAATGATGTTCCCAACCACTACCAGGGTTTTTGAGACTTGTGAGATAGCTGGTAAGATTTTGCTCCACGCCACCATTTAATACAACTACTTCTCCGTTAGCATTTTTTTGTAACTTGTTTTGTAATAATGACAGAGTTTGTTCTGCATTTATCGCTCCAAGATTACTTATAGCTGCAAGTGCTGTTGTTTTAGTAGAAGCAATTTCATTAGAAGTTTTTAAGTCTTCTAACTGTTGAGATAAAGTCATTATTTGTTGCTCTTTTTCTTGGGCTGTTTTATTAGCCTCCTCCCAAAGAGTTTTCCATTGACCTTGATCTTCTAATTCTTTGGTACGTTCAGCTTCTTTCTTTTTATAAACTTCATCTAATTTAGACTTTGCACCTTTAAATTTTTCTTGTTCATCTGCAACTTGCTTTTGTAAAGCAGCTAGTTTTGCTTCATATTCTGCTTTTACAGAATCAAGATTTGGTGCTTGTGGTTGAGTTGGTTGTGAAGCAGTATCAGCCACGGGCTGTTCAGCGTTGGTCACAGACTCAGGCTGAATGACTTTTTCTTCGAGGGCCATTAATTATTCAGTAAGTGGGCTAGTAGTTTTCTTTTTAGCAGACTTTTTCTTAGTCGCTTTTGGTTCTGGAGCAGGACAGACAGCAGGAGCTTCAGGACCATTACCCATCTTTTCAGATTGAGTAGGTTCTACAAGTTCCCATTTATAAGTTCCGTCAGGTTGCAAAACCTTATCTAGAGATTTAGCCATAAAAATGTATGTACTTGTTTATCATTCTAACAAATTATTGGGATCTGGCCTCATTTGCTGATGGTAACACTTCTCCTTGAACCAAAATATCTCTAAATTCCTCTCTATCAATGACTTGTTGATCAAATAAAGATGTTAAAGCTGTAATATCTTGACCAATTAATCTTTCAATATCAAAATCTCTACTGATCTTTACTTCAGGTGGTTCAATTCCTACATATTGTGCAGATAAATTAAAACACTTTTGTAATTTCTGTTCTAATTCCATCGAAACCATAGCAAGCATAGAGTTTGTATCAACACGATCTAACCTTCGAGCGTCAGCAGATTCAGCTACAAATTTTTGTTGTGACAAAGTACTAATACCAAGAGTAGCCATTTGCATTTGTAATTCTTTTATTTCAGCAGATTGAGCATCAAAAGCACTACTTGCTGGTTCTACATAATAGATTTTGTTACCTGGCTGTGTTGCCATTGCATAATTAACAGAAATAGCTAAATCTTTAGTTTGATCGTCATATCCCTCCATTACAAGCATTGGTTGAGATGCAACGTGCAAACTATGAATTAAGTCAGCCTGTCTTTGAAAATGTGCAAGATTTAGATATGCAATATCAAGTAAAGGTGGCTTACTTACTAAATTTTCAGTTTTTCCAGAATAAACAGTAACTAAAGGTATCTCGCCAAGAGAAAAATTACCAGATTCTACTAATTTGTATTCTTGATCTGTAGTGCTAGTACTAAATTCACCCATGTAAGAGTTATCATCAACGTCATACATTGCATCAATCTCATCTTTCTTACGAAAGACTCTATAGTTTCCAGGTTCTATAACTCTTACCTGATCGTAAACTTTTTCACCAAAATCTCCATCGGGTAATACAGCTTTTTCTGCAATCCTTGCCTGTATAAGATTTCCATAATTAGATTCTCTATCTAACCTCCAGCCTAAAAGGTTTGTTGGGTCGACTTCAATCCAGTATGGTCTACGATTTTGTGATCTTTCTTCAGCCAAGCTTACTGCTCCTCCAGGTGCAGGATAATCTACAAGAATATGACTTTGACCATAACTAAGAGAACACATTAATATTCTTCTTGCATACTCATCTAAATCAGAACCACAACCATCAACATCCATTTTAAAAGTTTCTGTCCAATAAGGATCTCCTGTTAATGATATTGGTTTTCTTAATACAAGACCTGTAGCTGCTCTTATCAATCTTTGTGTAAAAGGAGAAAATACAGCACGATTCACTCTTGCCATATATGCTGTGTAATCTTCTCTTGGTTCTAATGGTAAAAACGCTTCACTATTTTCTCTGAGATATTCTGTACCTTCAGTTACAGCTTTCATTATTTCCCAACCTTTCATCATGTCTAAAACTGCCCTAGTTCTAGTAAAAGGACTATCTATATCACCAATAGTTGTAGAGGTTTGTACCTTTGTTCTATAGTCTCCAGGAATTGAATAAGTCATCTAACACCTCCATCGTTTTAATGCTAACGCTTTTCTCGTTGGTCGGCCTTTACTATCTTTCATCGGTCCTTTTACTCCCTTCATTCTTGCACAAAAACTTTTTCTTCTTGCTGCTCTTTTACCTGTAGGATTCTTTTCTGTTACTGGTGCTTTTAAATTACTACCAGTAGCACGATTATATTTCGCACGACCTTTAGCAGTTAGCCCACCTTTTTTGGACTTTTCGCCTCTACCTACAGATAAACTAACTCCTTTACGTTTAGTCATTATTTACCTACCTTTTTCATTGTCATCTTATGAGCTTCAGTAAAAGTTTTACCTTTTAACATCAACTTTTTCATTTCTTCCATATGTTTTTTGGTATGAGTACCTTTTTTCTTATGTCGAGCTAAAGCATCTTGCTGTCTTTGGGTTAATATTTTCATTTTTTCTTCCTCTTCTTCTTAGAACGCAGTTTTTTTAAATCAGCAGAAGTAATTTTATCTCTAGGAGGTGCAACAGCAGCTAATTTGCGTTGTTTACTAGAATAAGATCCCTTTGGCATTGATTTTATCTATATAAAACTATATTACCGTTAAAACGGTTAATTTACACTTATTTTTTCTTCTTTTTTCGTCTATGTTGATATGTTATTTTTTTGCTTCCTGTTTTTGCTCGTTTAAATCTTGTCTTTTCGGCTGATGACATTTCTCCTGTTGTCTTAGGTGTCTTACTTGATACTCGCTTACTTGGTCTACAGGCTGGATAGCCTCTTTTTTCGCCTTTTTGACGACCACAAGGCTTTCCCGTCTTAACATCTACCCATTTTTCTTTGAACCATCGGGTTAGACCACCGCTACTTCTTGCCACTTTTTTTAGTTCCTGTGCGATAAGTACCACCACGCTTTTTGTACTCTCGTACAAGCCATGCGTTAGCGTAAGCAGAGGGATAAACTTTGAATTTACGCTTTGCTTCTGCTTTTACCCTAGAGTATAACGCTTTATTTACAGGAACATTCGCCACGTTTCTTGCCTCCCTTCTTTTTCTTCTTCTTTTTCTTAGTAGTAGAATGGTACATAGTAAGAATTAGGTAGTTCTTAATATATTCTAAACGAAGTTTGGCCTAATGTCTCTGGTTTGGCAAGGTTAAATTGTTGTAGACATAAATATCCAAAAGCATCAAATGCGTGGTCAACCCCTAAGTTTTTATTTGGCATACCTGTATTTGGAGCGTAAGTAAGAGTTCTAAGTGCTTTTATTAATTCTTTACATCTTGGATGTATAAAAGTTCGTCTTACTCCATTTGCATCAAGCAATGCAGTATTAACAGCAGTAATCTTATCTCTAACTTTCCAGGGTGACTTAGGACTCATAACAGTAAAACCGTTTCTTCTTAAGATCGTATGGTCAGTAACACCAACTCCACTTGTTTTTCTTGCACTACCCGTAGGGTCAGGACAAGCAATTACTCTTCGATCTACCCCATATCTGCGTATAACTTCTTCCGCAAAATCCCAAGTTGTAGCCCCACCCGTCAACATGATCTCATCAAACACATATAAGTTATCTTCATGCTTAACAGCACAAATTCCTGCCATCGGATCTACGTTAAAATCTAACCCAATCAACAAAGGCATCAGATGAAAATCCTGCACTTCTTTATCAATATTGTCATCATCAAAACTAACAGCGACTAAACCAGTAAGATTTTCAAAACTTGCTTCAAATTCCTGCCTAAATGTTCTTGCATCTAACTGACCTCTAGCTGCTTCAACTTCTTCTGGAGCGACATTACCCCCTTCAATCGTGGTAAAACTCCATCTAGTCCAATCATCTCGATCAGTTTCTCCACAAAAACACCACATATCATAAAACCAACTGGCAGTTCCATCAGGTGTACTAATAAATAAAGCCCAACCTTGTTTGTCGGCTAATGCAGGTCTAATAACTTCAGCCCATACATCTTTATCCATAAATGCAGCTTCGTCTAAAACAACACCAGCAAGACTTCTACCTCTCAATGCCATCGCATTTTCAGTTCCTTTTAACTCAATACTCGACCCATTAATCAGGTCTAGTCTCAAATCTGTCTCATTTTTACTCTGAATCCATACTTTTGGTACTAATTTCTTCAACTCTTTCCATGCGATGTCTTTTGCCATGCGATATGTCGGTGCACAGTAAAAATATGTTTCTCCTGGTCTATTTATCGCTCCACGAAGCAGTTCTATACAAGCTAAATATGATTTTCCAAACCTTCTACCAGCTACGAGGATGCGAAATCGCTTTTCACAATTAAAAACCTGACCCTGGGCATATCTAAGACTGATTTCTGGTGCGGTTTTTACAGACATACACTAAAAAATAACAAATTTTTCAATTATTACCCCCTTTTTATAGCCTAAATTCATATTTCTAGGTTATCATTCAATTAATACTTTATCTGATTGAGTCCGTGGCTGAATCTTTTATGTCTGGTTTTATCCCAGAAGAACAGAAACAACAACAAGAAAAAAGAAAAAGACGTTCTAAGTTTGCTTGCAATACAAAAGAGCATATCCAAGCTAGAAGTCAAAGGTTATACTCTCGTCAACTCGAAGGTAAAACAACAAGACAACTTGTTTTAGAACACGCAAAGATTGAAGGCATTGCAGAAACTTCCGCTTGGAGCGACTGGAGTCGAGTAAAACAATGGAATAACGAAGATTGGGAAAAGGATAGAGAAAATATGCTTCCAAGACTTCAAGCAATGAGAGTCAGATTATTTAACAAAGCAGTTTCAAAAGGTCAATTACAGACAGCAGCTCAGATATTAGATTCATTAGGCAAGGTTATCGGAGAGTCAGTAGAGACAGTAAACATCCAAGCACCTCAACTATCTATAAAAGTAGAGCAGCAGTAGTATAAATGTATCAGTAACAAAGATCTGAGATATATATTTAAGTTATCCGCAACGTCATTTTAGCAAAAATAATCTGCAACCCTGCCCCTCTAAGGCCCCTGTGTGGCTCTCTGACAGCATCGTAACATCATTTAGGTACAATCATCCCTACAGCACCTACCAGCCCACACAGCCGATCCTAGAGCTATATTTTTTAATTGTTACTATATGTAAACAAATTGCTTGCATTATGACATAAGTTCTGACATATTACTAATGTAACTTGAAAAATAAATACTGGACTGGCGGAGCTATTGGATCTTCGACACTTGCGTCAAGTACGCTCTAGAGGTTGGATTACTTCTGGAAATGCGGTCACGCTCCATCAGGAAAGTATTTCATAACTGCTAACAGCAAACTGGCAAGGCTCACTTGTTAGCAGATTACCCTTTACTTCTAGGCTGTACCACTCACGACAATAACGGGAACAACAGGAGCTTAGATCTTCGGACTAGCTTTCCTTTTCCCTCCACAGATTACTTCACGATATAGGACAGCCTACAAGTAAAAGGTAATCCTTTTACTTCTTATCCAATTCATTCAATTCATTCAAAATGAACTATCACATCACAAGATACACTGGGCTTGATTATGCCAACGGCAAAACAGCCAAGTGGGAAACAGTTGCAGAAAGAGCGACCCAAGACCAAGCACTAGCAACTTGCAAGAGCTTAAATCTTAATCGCCCTTTCAATCATAGAGTCGAGGTTAATTCCAAAAGAGTTGAGCTTCCCAGATTTACAATCTTGAAGCCCAACATGAAGAGCGACTATCAACCGATTGTAATACCTGCAAGTTTTACAGTCAGGAAAAAGTCTAACTTTATTCAAAGATTAATTAGGAGGTTTTTCTAATGTCCGAAATAGAGTATTTCTTTTATCAGGATCAGGCGGAGTTCAACCGCCTTCATTCTGACTCTTTAATTTATGACTTCGATACTATGGAGGTAAACCAAAATGAAGCTTGAAAGATTAGGAGCTAGTAAGAGTCTTTTGACTCTTTCTAGTGGCTCTGAGATTTTCTATTCGTATAACACTCCTGTAGCTTGCAAAGTTTCAGGAGATTTATACCGAACCAAAGAATATTACAGCCGAACAACTTCAAAGCACATTTCCCAGTATTTGAACGGGAGAAATGCAGAAGAAGTTGAACAATCTTTTATTAATCAAATCGTTGGAGCTTAAAAAATGTTTTTCAAAAATGTTGATTTTGCAGATTATCCGTTAACAGATCAAGGCACGTTTCAGGCGTGTCTTGATGAACTAAAAGGCTCATCTTATGAAATGTTAACTGATGATGAATTAAGAGTCTTAGCAGAATACAAAGCCGAGAAGTTCAAAAACTTCATGCGACCTTTGTTTGATGCGTCTTTAATTACCAACGAAATTACTATAAAAATGGGGGAATAATTTCCCCTTTTTTTCCTGTAAAAATTTTTCATTTATCCTAAAAAATTATGACTGTTATGAATGGCCGAATGAATGGCAAAAAGTCTCAGGTCAACCCTGAAGAACTAATTGTGAATGAACTAATTCAAGCGATTGAATCAGGTAACACAAAATTATGGCGTAAAGAATGGACAGTTAAAGGCGGCTTCAGGAACTTATTAACGGGGCATGAGTATCAGGGCGGCAACCCTGCTCTTTTATGCTTACAGAGTTCTATTAGGGGCTGGCATTTACCGCTCTTTATGGGTGCAGGTCAAGCACGTTCCATAAATTGCTTACCCAAAAAAGGGTCACGTTCAGCACGGATTCTCCAACCACTTTTGAGAGAATTTGAAACGAAAGAACTTGACGAAAATGGGGAAGCTAAAAAAGGTCAGTATATGTCCTATAAATGTGTTCCCGTTTTTAATGTTGCTGACATTCGTGGACTTGATGATGAAGCATCAAAAAAATTAGAAAAGCTAATTGATGATGCGGTTCTAACTGCAAAGCCTAGAGAATTAGACGTCAGAGTTAAAGAAGCTCATGACAGATTATTCCAGTGGGAAAAGCAGATCAACACTCTTATCAAAGGTGGAGATAGAGCTTACTATCGTGAGTCAAGTGATGAAATTGTAATCCCAAAAAGATACAACTTCAAAAATGACGAAAGTTATTTAGCTACGTTTGCTCATGAAGCAGTTCATTCAACAAAGCATAAAAATAGATTATCAAGAAATAATCTTTCTTATGCTCAAGAAGAATTAGTTGCTGAATTAGGAGCTTATCTGATTTGTAACAGATTACAGATTTCTAATTTAGACACAATGAACCATGCCGCTTATCTCGAAAGCTGGTGCCCTATGTTGAAAAGCGATCCAAAAATCCTTTTTAAATCGTTAGCTATGTCAAGTAAAGCGGCTGACTTGATAATTGGTGAGCAATAAGCTCACCTTTTTCTTTTTATTAATTATGAAAAATTACAAAGCAACCGATCCTGAAATGATTCAGGCTCAAAAAGACTTGGCTGAAATGTCAAATTTATCTGATCGTGTAATTACTAACGATAAAGATTTATTTGATGAGCTTGCCACAATTCAAGGAAAGCTAATTGAGATTTCTAAACTCAAAGCTCACTTCATGCAAAGATATGAAGATATTCTTGATGAACAGCACCTGATCGAAACAAGGCTCGCAGTATTTCAACATGAGATGCTTCACAGTTTCGAATTAGTATTCAGGTATTACAAAACAAAAAAGAAGGGCTTTAAATAGCCCTATCTTTTTCTAGTTTTAATTTACATCTAGTCAAAATTAAAGTTTCATATAATTTTTTATCTGACTTTAAGGCTTTAGTTAGTAGGTTATCCCACTCTACAGAGGATAATTTATTGAGATGATAAGGGTCATAGCCCATTTCTTGTATTGAAAAGACGTAAGACTTAATTAGACTCATAATAATACTGTTACTACATCATTAAATATAGCACAATGGATTGACATTTACACAAATATAATGTTATTGTTAGAAAGAGTTCACTTATCCTAAATTTATGAACCAAAACGACAGAGACTTTCAAAAAGTCTTACAAGCCCTGACTTCATTTGATAAGAAATTATCAAATCTTGAAATTGTAGTAGATAAATTAGCAAAAGCTACTACTGATTACGCTACGAGCCAACAACAATTAAACAAAGATCAATCTTCGCTTAACAAAGATTTAGGTGAAGGTATCAAAATGCTTGGAAATAGTATGTCTGACATCATTAAATTTTTACAAAAACTAGGAGGTAACAACTAATGGGATTAGATATGTATTTCGAGGGAACTTTTTCAACAAGAGCTTTTACTGAAAGAGATCCTAATAACTACAAAAGAGAAAATGTTGAGATTGATCTTGACTTTGAAGCTACTCTTGAGTCTATTGGTTTTGAAAACGCTCCAATAGAATTTTCTAACTGGAATTATTATTCAGTTAATATTCCGATTGCTTATTGGAGAAAAGTTAATTGTATCCACAACTGGTTTGTTAAAAACGTGCAGGGTGGTAACGATAACTGCGAGCGTAGTTACGTTAGTGATGAAAAGATAAAAGAGTTAGTTGAAGAAATTGACAACATTTTATCTGAACCCGATCCAAAAACTAAACTAGCAAAGGCAGAAGCTAACTTACCCAATACAACAGGTTGTTTCTTCGGTTCTCAAGAATACGATAAGTATTACTTTGAAGACCTTAAATACACTAAAGAACGTATGCAAGCCTGTTTGGATTGGCAAAACAAAATGGCAGGAACAGGTAAATGTTTCGATAGCTTCTATTATCAGTCATCTTGGTAAAAATTATGATACTAGATTTAACTAAAAAAGAATCAGAAGTCTTAGATGATGTATTAAATTACATGATCGACTATATGCAAGATAGATGTTGGTCAACGCAGGATAAACTTGCGTTTGATCGCATCTATTCAAAATTACACGGAGCTAAAAAATGAGTCACCCTGTAAATGATGAAATTCTTGAAAACTTATACGAAGAAGTTAAAGAAGAATTTCCTAATGCGTTAGAACCTTTTGTTATCGCAGAAGTACAAAAACGTTTCGAGGAGATGAGTACATGAACATAACCGAAAGTAGAGATGAAGCCTTTGAAGCAATAGCTGAGATGCTACGTTCCAATATAAAGAAAACAAAGATAGCTTCTAAACTATCTGCTGATTATTGCGTAAGCGATAAAACAGTTTACAAGTGGATAACAAAAGTTGAGGAAATGTACGATATAGAACCTATAGAGTCTATTCTTCAACAACAAAAATCTGAACTTAAATCTGAAATTTATCAGGATTTAATTCGTGATTATCACAAAGCTAAAACTGATAAAGATGATGAGTTGCGTAGAAAAATCGGAGCTATATTAAATAACACTTACCTTAAAAAAATTACTTTCAACTGAGAATTTCGCTAGCGAATTATGACTAAAACTAATTACAATTACTACCCACGATCTAAGGTAGAAAAATTAATTACTGATTTTGTTGTAGAGCATAATCTTGATGCTCAGTTTGTACAGCAAATGGAAGGATTAACTTATGTTCGATTTGTAGTAGAGGAGGACGAAGATGATGATTTCTAAACAACAACTAGCAATAGGAATTATTAATACAGTTGTCTCTAACTGGGAAGATACGTACCCTATGCTTTGTGAACACCCTAAATTAAAAAAGGATTTAATTTACATAAGAGATTTACTTAAAGATAAATACTTAAGAAAATTAAAAATCGCTGAGTGTCATATGTATCATGTTCTTGAAGGAGTAGCGTATGAAGCTGACTTAGCAAATGATCTAGAGAAGATTCAAAAAGCTATCCAAGATATTGGTAAAGACTTAGTACACCAAGCCGCTATAACAAGTGCGACTTTGTTGGATTCATTTGGTAATAAAGAACTTGAAGAAAGAGATCTTGAAATCATGCAGGATTGTGTTACTAAATTAGAAAATTACTTAGACCCTTATTTTTCAGAAAGCGAACAAGCCCAAGAAAAGTTAGATCAAATTGAAAAAGATTGTTTAGAAAGAGGTTTATGAAAAAATGCCTAAAACTAAATTAACTAAAGAAGAATACAATTCACTTAAAGAAAAGTGGATTAAAGATACTGTCTATTTTATGGACAGAGATCAACTTGAAAATTATGCAATGCTTTATTTTCAAAAAGATTTAAAAACAGAAGATCAGGAAAGTGCTTTTGAAACAATGCGAAACATTGATGATGAAGTATTTACTACACTTGCAAACAAATTTAACTTGGAGGTTAATTAATGTCTGAAGCACTCAAAGCACTAAAAGAAACTAGAGAAACTCTTAATCGTTTATTAGAACAATATCCTACTGGTTTTACTGCCAGAAGATTTGAACTTAATAAAGATTTAAAACACATTCAAGATCAAATTACGATCATAGAAAATTTCTTAGATCCTTTTACAGTTGCAGAATTAGAAAATCAGGAGGTAGAAAAATGATTGACAACCCATTACCAGATCAAGTTATGCAAGAAAAAGAAGCGTACCAAAAAGATCAAGACTTTGAGTTCTATTGCCACCACCATGCGAAAGAAATCGCTGAACACTACAAAGTTCATCCTGATTTATATGATGACTTTGCAGAGTGGTATTACGATTATATGAGACAAAATCCTGATCTATTCGATCATACTCTTATTTATCTTGATTCTGATTACATAGTCGATTGGTGGGAAGCTGAATCCTACCTTTATGACGACTTCGATTCCCCTTATATGGAGATTAAAAAATGACCATGCAATGTAAACAAGTAGATATAGGAGACAAGTGTGTGGAGTGCCTACGTTCCACTTCTTTTGGGTCAGGTCTTTTCGTTAACAGAATACCAGCCGATAATGATAACTATATCGGTTGGTTATGCCCAGAGTGTAACTTCCACGAATGTGATCGTTGCAATGAAAAAATTTATTGTGATGAAGATTGCACTCCTTATGACGTTTATGATTCTCTTGAACCAACAGAATTTTCTGATGGAGCTTATAGAGTTCATTACGATTGCTTAACTGAAAAAGAAAAACAACTTATGGAAGAGAACAATGCCTAAAGGTAAATACTACGAATATCAAATAAAACGTTCCGCACTAGATGAAGATTATCTTTCTGGTAATATTGATGACTTTCAATATGCCAGAGAGTCTCTTGACCTAGATTTGAAATACGAACCATATATCTTAGCTCAAACTATCAATAGCGAAATCGCTAAAAAACAACATGACATAGGAGACAACAAATGAATTTAACAACAGAACAATTAGGTAGACTTTTATGTTTAATGAGAGATACTGAAATTAAAAAAGATTTAATAAAAACAAATCTTATAAAAAACAATGAAGATATTTGGAATGTTTTAGTACAAGAATTTATAAGGAGGACTTAATTATGCCTAACGATAAGTGGATTCACTTTCCTAAAAATCCTTACGAAGGTCAAATCTTTTATTACCCTGCAACAAAAGATACCTTTACCTATGTTATTCCTAAAAACTACCCTGATAAAGGAGAATGGGTTATGATTTCTTACGATCTTTTTTATGAGTTTAAATCAAACCGCAACTAACTCATCTTTTTTTACCATATCTTGAAACTCTGCAACCTTTTCTTTAAATAACGCACCACAACCTATCAACTCCATCGCTGTTACCCAACGAAGCTGTAATCCGTTCTTTCTTATTATACATATCAATCCTCTTTTTGCTCGTACTCCAGTTTTTTCATATAA